CTCAACCTATATTCCCCGGTTAGGACATCGCCTCACAAGCCTGCTCAAAATAGAGCCATTCCGGTCTTCAAGACGTCAACCATCGATATATTAGCCACTCTATCAGTTATCATCTAACCGACATTTCCTGCTAATTTAGTAATCTCTTTCCCCAAAGTTCCTGAAACTGCTTAAGGTAACTATCGTTTAACTATGTCATTAAATTACTTAAAATCGTGGTCGGTGGTTGTGGTGACTTCTGGAGTTATCCAGTCTACAAAGTTCATAGAAGCTATATATTCTATGGTACTAACAATCTCAATCCTATATTTATCACCACTTGCAATTCCATCGAAATTCATATATATAGGATTTCTGTTTTAATATGCTAGAGAATCTCCATCGAGCTATCTCTAACTACCCACAAATATAAGATCTTATGGATCTAATGGAACCCATATGTAGTCAGTTCCCGTAACAGGTAAATTTGCCAACGCCACCTCATATGACGTTGCATATTATCTCAATCTTTGTGAGCTTGGTGCCACCACATGATTAGACAACATTCCTATGGTTTTACCTGGAACCATTCCTATGGTTAGAACTCCTTACCTGACCGTAATATTTGATACAGGCATAATTTTAACACCGGTTCTAACAACTCTATATGATACAAATCTTCCGTTATCATTAGGGTCATTTCCATCACTCAAGTATTATGACATCGGATGATTAATGTTTTAATGATAATAAGGAAGCCCTCCTCCTTGATTACTGAAGTAAACTTTATCATCTTTAATTCCATCATCTGATGTTAATGCTTAAAAATAATGTGAATAACCTTAACTTCCTCCATCATATAGATTATGTGGATATAGAACTGCTTGTATGTTATTTTATCCTCCGTGTAAGTCTATCACAAATTTATACTCATACAAGCTTGTAGGTTAACAAAAATCATTTGGTCCTCTCACCCCCTTTGTTGTAAATGGATTTAATAAAGACATAGCATACTTATTATCTTTAAATTTTGATTTTAATAACTCATTTCTAGCCTTTCCATATCTCTACTTCTTCTTTGGTCCTATAACAGTTGCATTCTTATTTGTAATCTTTTGTTTCTAGTCTTATTACTTGTTCACAGTATTATTCTACTTTCCTGCTCCTATTTATTTCCCTTCTCTTTTATGTTTTAACGAAGTTAATTACTCTCCGTTGATCTACTTTCTGTCCAATTAAACAGTCCCTTTAAAATGTGGGTCACTATTAGTTTTAGCGGTACTAATAACTTGTTCTTTTTAATATTCGTTTTTAGCAATTAGTCCAATATTTTTAATTTCTCGGCTTATTAAACCTTGAAAATCTCGCTTCCCCGGATTAGTGTAGTACATATCCGCTTCTTTCGTGACAATATTGTATCCTCCTCCTACATTCCCTGGTTAGTCCAAATTTTTTGCTAGCCAGTCATACTTTTTGTTAATAACGTCTATTATTTCTCCCGCTATCTAATATCTATCTAAGTTCTCATAATCCCCCACTTATGGTGTAATATGTAGTAGATCAAAATCTGCTCCTTTGTAACTACTTGGCATAGAAAATAAATTTAATGATATGTGTTTCAGTCTTGACATTGGTATATTCATATACATACTCACTGAGCTAAGTAATTAACACAAATCCATATCTTTTTATAAGTCTCCTAATTATGAACAAATACTCTTAACATATGAAAAATCGTAACCTGAACAAAAGAAAGAACAACACATTGCTTTCACTAAGGTTTGATAATCTTTTACTGATGAACTAGAAAATTTCTATTAATATGCTATTCTTGGAAATTATCGGAATATAAAACATTTACTAGGATGTATTGCTCCAATTTTTGACAAAAAATCCACCTTATTACCCAACATATTCACCTTTTTAACACATTACCCCAATCCTACCATTCCTTCCTAGGTTCTTGAAAAATAATTGTATATACATTTTTACAATTTCTTAGCATCTAATTCCGTTAGAATGCAATAAAAATCGTCCCCTCCCACAAACATTTTATAATGTTTGATCCCTAACTCTGAAAAAATAAAACGATAATATTATATAACTCTCAAAGTGTTCCCAAATGTAGTTCTTGTTGGATGTCCTGAAGTCACTGTACCTTTAATTTTTGCTTCAAAAACAGTTCTCATCTTCTTTCTATATATAAACTTGTATTTTAAATTAGTAATATTATTTGTTAAAGCTTTTAATACTTATTTATATAGTCTTTATGGTAATTCTGTAGTTCTATAAACTGTTGGTAATATCTTTCTCCACAAACTATTATCTACTATTTCTAACAAACAGGAGTGTTAATTAGCATCATGTGAACTAAAATCTGTGGATATGGCATAAGGTTAACCATATCTGCTAATTTCCTACCATCCCTCATATATTAACTATTATAATTCTTCATTATTCCTATATGATGCATATTCTGGACAAACTTTCTTTAAACAAGCTAAACCTATATAATTAATATGATTACAGACTCCTAATAATTCATCTGATGGATTACAAATGTTTCTAGATCTATTCTTCATACCTGTGATAAATTATCTTATGTGTTTTAAAAACCACTCACCAGTCTTTGGAAAGCATCCCATCATCGTAGAAATTGTGTTAGTTATTAAACTTTTGATTCTTCCCAGTACATATCTAAAACCTTTCTTTTTATCAGAATCATTAACGTGATCTATATATTTTTCGAAAGTATATTTGGTGTGATCTAATTGTTCGAAAACTCTTAAGAATTCTTGTTCAACATTTTATTTCTAATACCATCTCTTAAATCTTTGCACGCATGAAGGATCCGGTTATAATAAACTTGCTGCTTATCGTTGTATAATGGCACATATTGCATTTAAAGGACAGGATGCATAGCTAGCTACTGCTATTGATTATGGTAAATTCTCTACTTTATCTGTCACTCGTCTTTTTGCCCCATTTTTTGCACAAGTACAGAAAGGTGTGTACAACTCTAATATTTATTCTCCGTCTAATAAACCAAGTTTCTCCTTAGTAATTGGGTGATAAAAAATCATAGACTTTAATACTTATGGATTAGTATTTATTATATCATAATCCTTGGCACAGGTTTTATGATAATATTCGTTTCTTAATCCTCCAATTCTTGCAATAGCTCTAAAAACTTATTATGGTTCATAGAATCTGTTTATTAAACTATCTACATAATCATTAACATAATTTTTTGAAGTATCGATAAATTTGGAATAACATGACAAAAATATTTCAGACACAATCTCAT